GGACAAAAGATTACGATTAACAAAGTAAACTCTCGCCTTGCAGGGCGACAAACATCTTTGTTAAAGATAAAATGAAGTCCTGCTAGGCAGAAGCTTATATGGTAAAATCCATGTGTCACGACTTAACGATCCCACAATGTATCACGACTTAACGATCCTACAATGGATTACCTAACGACCGTACCGTTAGGATTTAAATGTAATTATATAGACTAGACTGCTATAGGAGAAACCCCATAGTAGAATAGTGTAGGTACACTGAGAAAGAAATGACAAGTAAAGTCAGTTCCGGCGCCAGCGTAGCGCCATATTTTACATGCAGTGGTTGGAATACCACCAGACGTTACTGGAGTGCTGCTAATCTCCAACAAATGATATCCTTCTTGATACTCATCATTTGTAGGAACACTACTTGTAGTTCCATTACCAGTAGTGGTATTAACAGCATTAGTTGATTGAAACAATATATTTGAATATTGCGGAGCTTGGAAAGCTAAACCAGCTTGAGTTTGTTGATTAGTCAAAGCTAATCCTGCAGATGCAGAGGAAGAATTATTTAAATAAAAGGCATTCAACTGAGAATTAGTAAAACCAGCAGTGGAAGATAAAATACCATATTGGTAATTATATATAGTAGTAGGAACCCTATAAACTTTCACAGAAGCAAAAGTTCCAGGCTCAGCATTAACTGACCAATTCACAGAACCCCTAGTACCAACAAAAGCAGAAGCTATATAAGTAATAGGATGCAAAGTGTTCCAATTAAAAGATGTAGTAAATAAATTACCTTGGCCACGAGCAGAATCTGCACCATGGGAATCATATCCAAAAGTCTGAGGTAAACGACCAGAAGCATAAACAACAATAAAAGGAGTTGTAGGAGCTGGAGAAGCCTCATAATTCAAGACACCAACTAAAGAAGTACGACGTAAAATTTGACGCAAATTTTGAATAGATTCACCAAAATTAGCTAAATATCTTTCAGGAACAACATTAGTTTTTGTACCAGCAATTAAAATATCAGATATTCCACTGCCATCATAACTAGGCATCATACTAGATTGAGGTGGTAAAAGTGAAAAATGGGTAGTTAGCCCAGAATAAACATTAGCCAAATCTGACATTTGGTTACATGGATTACCAAATTCTAAATTTTCCGCACCTCTAACAGAAACAAGAATTTTAACCGATGAAGTAGCTACAGGAGCAGTAAGAGTAGTCAAACATCTCAATGTAATAGATCCATTATTATATGAATCATTATATTGAAACGTTGGAGTTAAACTAGTAGACCACAGAGGTGGAGAGTTAGAAGCAGGACCCTGGAAAGTCGATAACCAAGGTAAAGCTTGATTAAAAGGTATTCTCATCTCAATATTAGAATCCTTACCCAAATCTATAATAGAATTATAAATAACAGAAGTAGAAGTATTATCAGTTACAATATTCTCTCCAGAATAACCTGCAGGATCAAAAGAAATTCTAAACCTACCTTTATGGTATTGAGATGCAACAATTCTAAATCTAAAAATCATATCTCCTCTCCATGAACCAAACATCTGAGATAACCAACAAACTGGTGTTTGATGGAAAGCAGTTGAAGCAGTTGCAGAAACTATAGGAATAGTTGAGGTATCAAACATAAATTGAGGTCCAACAGGACAATAAAATAAAATATCATCAACTAAATTAGTAGTAGACCAAGTAGCCGCAGTTAAATAAGACTCCCTAGCAACTAAATGCTGCATATCAAATTCATCCTCAGAACTAAGTCCAACAATAGCAGGATCTATAGATAACTCATTTTTTGCATCCAAAGTTAATTTTTCAATAGGATAACCTATATCAGATACAGCAAATGGAGTATTACTAACTGGTTTCAAAGGTAAAACATCAGAAATAACAGGAACATTAGTAAATCCTAAAGCTCTAGCTCCCATAGCAAGAAAATCAGCTCCCATTTGAGTAGTGGTAGCAAAAGACTTAATAATAGGAATTCTAGCTAAAGAACCCATTGCTTCAGAAACTGCAGAAGCAATACCAGAAACTGTATACTCATCTTTACGTTGTTTCGTAGATTGAGTTAAAGCTAAACCAAGAGTAGGTCCAGATACAATTACATCTTCAGCCCAAGCATATATTTGAACCGTACAACCAGTACCACTAGCACCATTGGCACTAGCTAATTGAGTATAATTAATAAAAGATAAAGTACCCATAGTTGAAAAATCAGAAGCCATAGCTACACGTAACCAATCCTTTTGATAAAAGAAAGGTAACGTCATCTCTCCACCTTCATTATTTTGAGGATATAACCATACATGAGGTCTCTGAGAATAAGGAATTAAATTCTTTAAACCAGAACCAGAATAAATAGTAGATTTATTAAAATCAGTCAAAGGTTGATAAGAACACATCAAAGCACCATAATAGAAAGGAGAAGCATTAATAACAATTTTAATTCTCAAATTACATCTAATAAAAGCATAATTATTAAGCTTATATTTAATCCTTGTATCATTAAAAAATAAAGACCAAGGTTGGAAAATTTGAGAAGTAAGTCCAATAGGATCAGATTCAAGCCAAGTATAAGATGCAATTCGTACAGGCCTACTAAGAAAATTAGCTAAAGAAGAATTCTCTTCATAAGCATCATTTCTTTGATAAGGTGTAGGAGTTGAATACAACTTCACTTCTTCACCCTGATTTTCATCAAGGAACTGGACAACCTCCGCCATTTCCTGGTTAGGTTTATTGTTGGAATTAAACTCTGGCGCCTGAATTCCACCATCCTGCACCGTGCTCTGCAATTGAAAATTTGACCAATCCTCAACTTTAGAGCGAAGCAGAGACTTCGAAATCTTATCAAGAGCCTTATAAAAGGGATCCTGATTTTCTTCTGAAGAATCTGATTTAGTTGACAAACAACTATGACATTTGCGATCATTTTGTCTCACGCAGCTACATTGTGCACTTTCACGGGTACACTCCTTGGATTTGGTGTTGGAAACCTAGGTTAAGAGGGAAGGGATGGTTAGTCCACAACCCAATATGCCCGAAGGCTAGTCTATTTTGTTTAAGTTAGACTAAACTTATAAAACGCATAAATATATAAAAATATATAAAACATACAAGGTGATCATTTCGTCTCACACCACTACGGAAGCACCTGCATTAGCAGATGCTCCAATTCGTGAATTTGCCCTCACGCATGAGTAAAACTCGGGCCTCTCTTTTGAGATTATTATTCTTAAATTCTTGATTCAATTCTTCCCAAGAAGGAAATGAACTATCCTGAACAAAATAAGAAAGATCATGGATCTGAACAATTTGTTCAAATCTACTCCTCATTTGATTAAAAATATCCTTACCATAATAAAAATATTCACGACAAGCGGAGGACATTACCTCAACAGCATGTTGTTGTGGAGTTATACTCTTAGACCTAAGTCCAATAGTCAAACTCTTTAAAATTGAATCTTCTTCAAGTGGACACAAAATAGCATCTACTTCACTATCATAACGAAAAGTTCTTTTTAAAAAGGAAGTTTGATCAATATCTATAAAAGGTACAGATTCTGACTCTTTATCAGCCATTGTATAAACAACACCAATCTTAGCTAATTCAGTTTGTATAATAGTATGATCAAACCAAGAACATTCTTGACTAATCCCCATTATATTGTCATCTCCATATGTCATTAAATGAACTAAATAAGTAAATTTCAATGAAGATTGATCTGGACTACAAAGACAAAACACATAACGCATGTAAAGTACATTAACAATACAATTAATTATAACAGTTAATGGATGGCCAGAAGGTAAAGTACCAAAGAATTCAATTAAATCTCCATTAAATTCCACAAAAGGAAAAGCAGTATCTTCTTGAATACCACAAATAATTCGAATTTGTTCTTCAGTATAACCTCCAGCTGCAAATATACGCTTCAAAAAATCAAAAGCCTTCTTAATAAAAATAGCTTGCATTGATTTATCAAACGCTTGGAAATCTCCAGCTACCATTCTATCCCGACCAAAAAAGGTTAAATAGTGGTACAAAACTTCCCATTCAGAAGATTGACAAACCATCCCAGGTGCGGAATTAAAAATATATTTGCAATTCTGCATAACTCGACAGATACACAACATATATTTGCGAACAACATAAGTCCATTCTATAGGAGAAGCACAAAATATTCTAGTTTTACCTATCTCTATTTTCGCAAATTTAATTGCTTCATCCTTAAGACACGCCATAAATTTAGGACATGCTCTAAATCCTTGAATATATTGTCGAATAACTTCTTCAACACGCTCCATTATTTCAGGAGAAAGATCTACAGCATCCATATAATCCTCATTAGGATCTAAATAATTCATATAATGAGTCTTACTTTTCCGATATGGTTCACCAGCAGAAGTATTACGCTTCATCTTATCGACATAAGCAACTCCAGGACGACCATTAATTGTAGTCATATGATCATAAACCTCCACAAAAGACATAGGTTTCTTTGGATTCTTCCTCATTTCCTTAATGGATTCACTAGCAAACTCTTCAGTTACTTGATCCAAAATCTTAATATCTACATTACAATCAGATTTAACCATTTCTAATGCACCAGTTCTCCATGGTTTATAACCCGACATTACGGGAGGACCATGTTTAACTTGATAATCAAACATTTTTTGAACAGTTTCTGAAATTAAAGTACGTCCAACTTTAGATTGACCCTTAGGGCGAAATCCATTATAAGAACCAAAAACATTGGCACTACCTTCCTCAATAAATCGAAGAGGGCTCTTAAAATGTAAATCACCTAATTCCTTGTCAGAAAAAGGTTTATCGGTCTGTGGAAAAGAGCATTGAACAGAAATATCTAAAGGATTAGAAGTAATAATACTAATAATCTTAGGCTTATTAAAACGATTACATAGAATCTCTTGAGAATCAGGAGAATATATAACATGAATACCAACTAAACAATAGCCTAAATCAGTTTTAATAAAATATGGCGAACCACAATCCCCATCAAGGGTGGGTTCACTAGTTTTACCCTTCAAAGTATTTAAATTACCTAAATTAAAATGGTAAAAATTATAATGGGATAAACCTTGAACTCTAACTAACTTTCGGCTATTACACCTACTTCTATTAACCATAACTCCATTATGAGAAGATTTAAATTCTTCCTGAGGAATAAATTTTAATAAATCCCGCTTAGCAGGGAGATTAGGTATCTGAAATAAAACAGTATCATTATCAACAACTGAAAAATCAGAATACTTAAGATTAAGAGTAACATTAGAGTTAACTCCAATATTTTTAACACCTTGAACAATCTCAATATGTATAAATTCAGAATTCTTATAGGGTTCTATAATATGTTTATTAATACAAGCCCAATGACCACTAAGCCAAAGAATATTTCCTTGCATAAACTGATTAGGAAATTCATCACTACTAAAAGTAGCATGTCCAGTATTATTATAAACAATATTAATAAATTCTTCAGAAGAAAGTCCATTAGTGGAAAGAATTTCTCGAGTCATAGCTTTAGTTGTTAATTCATATCTATCAGCATTAACCCAAAAATTTAAGGGTTCATCTTTGGCAGCAACTGGTTTACTACCAGAGGCTAAAATATCTTGAATTTGACCTTGAGGTTTCAAAGAATTCATCTTAAACAACTTACGAATAAGAGGATAAGTAACAGTACTAATACCTAAAATGGCAATAGCACCAGCAATCCAAGAATGTTGCATAACAGGTTCAGCAACTTTAGAACCTATTTTAGAAAATAATTTCTTCCAATAAGCATGCTCAACATCTAAACGTTCAAGTTGATCTTCTACAACAGTAGTAACAACTCTAGGATAAAAAGGAGACGTAACTTTTTTCCTATAACCTAACAATCTATTCTTCAATGAAGAAGTATAATTGTCAAATTTATATTTAAAATAACGCTGCATAAGCATTGATCCAAAAGTTTGCATAAGCCAATTTATAACACAAGAAATAAAGGCATATAATGTAATTTCACAAACCTTTACAAACATAGAAGATTGAGTCAAACAAGTACATCTAAATTTAATATTTTTACAAGTTTCGCAAAAACTAATAGTATCAAAAACTTTATTATTTTGCATAACTGCTTTCTGTATCTTCTCGTGAGTCATAGCACGATCTCTATACCAAGCTAAAAATTCATATATATCAGTAATAACTTGATCAGATTCAAGACGCACGTCAACACCATTAGGATCAGTGCAAACAATTTTCTTAATATTGAAAATCCACCAATTAGGCATATTATTTTCATCTAATGTTGCCAAAGACGAATCTAACATACCCATAGAAGAAAATTCTTCTTTAACCTTAATATCTACAATATGAGGTAAACGACGACGTGCCGCTAAAGGACAAGAATAATAAGCATGAGCATTCAAATGAATCGTATTAGTAGTAGCAATAACTTGCTTAGCTCGATTAGGAGTTCTACCTTTATCATCTAAAGCAGCTTGATCTGGTACATGAGGACAATTATTAACAACTTGAATAATTTCCATAAGGGTTGGATCACCCTGACTGGCACTATTTGGATGCATAAAAGCTATATCATCCATAAGAATACACCACATATAAGTTTTAAAGCCATCCCAATATTTTGCAACGGGATTCTTAGTATATTTATATTGTGCTTCATTAGGTAAATTAAATAAACTAGCATGAGTCTTAAATAAAATCTCAACTAAAGTAGTTTTACCAACTGAAGAAGATCCAGAGAGTAATACAGCAAATGGACTCGAGCGATGTTCACGAGCACGTCTAAGTGAAAATTGTTCACAATGAATCATTTTAATTTCACAAACTTGTTTCAAAATTTTATCCAACTCTATTTTAGAAAGTTGACTTTTACAATGTTTAAGAATATCATCACCCCGAGAGGCAACAGATTCTAAAAGTTCAAAAAATGAAGACTCAGAAAATCCATGTTCTTCTGGTTCATTAAGCCAGAGAACTTGTCTCTTAATAGTATCACAATCAGTAATATAATCAAGATAAGTAGACTTCCCATGTAATAAAGAGGAAAAACTTCCTGTTTGAACACAAGACCACAAATTAGTAAGAACAAAATGTGAAGTATCTAACATACATTCGAAAAAATCTCCAGACAATTCATGTTTCTTTTTTTCTGCAGCTTTTTCAAAGCGATCATATCCAAATTTATCAAGGGTTAAACCTAAACAATCAAAATACGATTTGCTCATCAAAAACATCATTGCCTTATGAAATTTAGTCCATAAAGGACAATTACGAACTTCACCAAAATTATCTTTTAATTTACCCAAAAGATTCAAAAAGGTATCAACTCCTACAGGAAAAGAACTTTGTACCTGAGTATCAGAGAAAATATCCATAGAAAAAACCTTACCAAAAATAGTTTGGAAAAAAGATGTTAACATCTCAAAATGAGCTGGTAAATCAAAAACCACATTGGTTTTATTACACAATCTAAGGTATAAACCTATAGCGTGCCAAACATCAAACATATTTTTACTAAGAACTAATTGAAGAGATAATTCACGAATATTGTCAATATGTTGAGCAATAACATTAAAATCTGCTTCAGTTAGATTTGCTAAATGAGGATACTTTCTTAATAATAATTTAGAAAAAAGATCCATATAAATATGAAAATCTTGAGACTGTACATACATATTACGTACATGAACTCTTTCCTCAATTTGACTTAAATAATCAGTTAAAAAAGATTTTTTAATTGAATTGGTATAAGATTCAATACGATATTCCTCAAGAAATACAGTGCGATATAATCTTAAAAAACCACACTTACGCAATTTAACCTGAGTAAAATTAGTCAATTGAATTTGAATATGAGCTTTAGAAAAAGCATAATATGTTTCCAAAGGACTCTCAAATACAAAATCATAATCGATTTTATAATTATCATATAAAAATAAACTAAATTCTAAAAAACGACAATTAACATCACATAAACAAACAATAATAGAACCATTATAGTTCACTAAAACATAAAATTTTGAAGATTCAACAAGACAATGCTTGGAATCTAATAAATTAACTATATCGAAATAGTTAGATTCAATTAAAGAAGAATCAGAACTTTCGCAGTTGTTTTCGCCCGACTTAGTAGTAAATTGTACTGGTTCCATTGAAAACGGGGTGGTGAATTAAATCACCTATTTGGTAGTTAGTAATTACCATACTTAACATAATATCAAATAAAATTATCTTCAAATAGATAACAGTATTCATAATATCAGACCTCGAATAAAGAATTGTTTGCGAGACAATATCTTAATCTAAATATAGACAGAAATAAAACATTCATACGTGCTATTAAAAGAGGTGTTACTTAAACTAAACGTTCCCTAAAACGGGATTAATCAGAATTACACACATAATAAATTTCGTAGTAAATGAAATAAATGGTAAATATTTGAGACTTACATTAGGCAGGGACTCCTAACGGTGGATTTAACTCCACTTATTTGTATCTTAATAAAATGATATTAAATAAAATATATAAAAATTTTAAATAATATTATGGGGTTGCTGACTTAAAGGAGTGCACAGCAAAACACATAGTTGAAATAAATAAATTATTTAGATGACTGCATGATAACAATCAAATATAAAATAAATATTATAAAAGGGGAGGATTAACTTAGAGTTAAGTCATAACTATCAATTTTTATAAGAAAATTTTGATAAATAAAATATAAAGGGGGGGGGGTGGGTTTTAAATTTCAAAGCTAAATAAGCAATATTGGTATAAAACCATAAGCATACACGGTATAATAAAATAAGCGTATATGGTTTGGTATAAATATAAGCAATATTGGTATAAAACCTTGTTGGCTTGAGTTGAAAAGACGGTCCTTGTTAAAAAGGGACCAAGAAAATTATAAACTACGTACATCGAGAAGATGTACG